ATGGGCGTATTCTTGGTCCAACAACCACTTATGCCACAGCCAACACAGCCTTAACTTTAATAAAATTAGATGACGCTGCGACCGCTTGTATTCTTGAGGCCACCTTAGATGACGCCAGCACGCTGAGCTCCACGGATGTCTTTGCTGATCAAGGGTTCACAACACAGCTCCGCGTTGACACTGGATTTTCCCACGCCTCTGGCGATGCTGATATTACGATTGATGATCCTGGAAAATATTTGGTTATGTATTCTAATTCATGGTCTCGCGCAACCGTATCTTCAACAAGAACTGGTGTTTATGAAAGATTAAATCTCGGTGGTTCTGCCGTTGCCGGCTCATGGGACAATAATTATATTCGTGGTTCACAATCAGGTGAACTGATTATGCGTGGGAACAATTCAAGCGCCACGATTATTGAAACAACGACTGATGACGAGGTTCTTAAACTTGAGAGTGCGCGCGAGGATGGCGCCATTACTCTAACCAGGCTTTACGATAAATCACGTATTTGCATTTATAAGTTGCCCGATACCGTTAAAACCGCGCGCGCGACACTATCGGGCACGCAGAACATAGCATCAAGCACCGAAGTCACGTTCAATTATAATGTTTCTGAATGGATGGACACTGGATTTTCTCTAACTTCAAGCCAGATAACGTGTACCGATGCCTCTAATTATTTATTCTTAACAGCAACGCATGGTGATACTGGTGTTACACGTAATGAGCCATGGGAATGGTTTCAGGTCAATGCTGTAAAGATTAATCACGGATCTGGATCGGGTTACGATCGTAATTCTGGAGGAATGCAGAAAGTCTCGCCGAACGTTGGGATTGTCTCGGCAGTTGGGGCTGGCCAGGCTGTCCGCGTGCGTAATGATAGTTTATCAACCAACGGAACAATCAACGCCGTAACAAGCACATCTGCCCTTTGCGCGATCGATATCGACACTCTAAATCCAGGAGGAACAACAAATTATACATTGGATTGCGCAGGCGGATCTTACTCAGTCGTGGGTATTGCTTCATCGTTAACTGTTGATCGATCTATTACGATAAATGCTGGCTCTTATGCTGTAACAGGCGTAGATGCAACGTTTTCTTTATCAAGGGTGTATTACATCGATGCAGATACTGGTTCTTATGCCTTAACAGGCTCAGACGTATCATTTATCGTAAATAAGTCCATTTCAGCACAATCAGGCTCATATAGCGTTGTTGGCTCAGATGTTTCTCTATCGGCAACATTTGCCTACTCAATCACCGCTGGTGTGGGGAATTACACATTAACAGGCTCAGATGCAACATTAAACGTAGGTATTAACAATTCAATTAGCGCTGAAGGCGGTTCATACGATATTTTAGGATCTGATGTTTCGCTTAATATAGCGCTAGGGATATCCGCCGAAACAGGAAGCTATATTTTAACAGGATCCGATGCTATACTTAGTGTCACCTCAGGGAACCAGCTTATCGCTGGACCAGGGGCATATAATATATCGGGTCAAAACGCATCTTTAATTTACACTCCAGTTTCGTCTTCTGGAAAACCCAGCGTATATATCGTCCCAATAAGGCGAAGAAGAAGGTAATATGACCACTGAAACACTAATGCAGACAAGCTCGGCACCGAAGCCAATTCGACCAGTATCTCTGCCAGAAATTCTCAATATCCCATCAAAGCTTTATCCTGTAATTTTTGAGTTCAATAATTATGAACTCTTCTTGCTGGAAGGCGGTCGTGGATCTTCAAAATCTCATTCTGCAGCTCGATTATTATTATTCTTAGGAGAGCAGAAAAAGCTCCGTATTGTTTGTGGTCGTGAGATCCAGGCGAATATCGAGGAGAGTGTTTACACTCTTATGAAGGATTTAATCGAGCAATATGATCTCGCTTACGATGTTATGGCGCGCAAGATTAAACATCGCGTAACTGGCACTGAGATTAACTTCAAAGGTTTCCGAGAACAGGGTAACGTATCTGTTAAGGGTTTGGAGGGTGTTGATATTCTATGGATCGATGAGGCGCAATCAATTACCAAGCCGACACTTGATATTATCATGCCGACCATGCGTAAAGATAAGGCTAAAGTTATATTCACGATGAACAGGTTCTTGCGTGAGGATGCTGTTCCTGAGTATTGCATTGGTCGTGTAGAAACTCTTCATATCCAGATTAATTACCATGAAAACCCATTCTGTCCTTTGATTTTGAAGAAGCAGGCTGAGGAGATGAGAATAAGATCTGAGCGCGATTACAAGCATATTTGGCTTGGTCAACCGCTTCAGCAAGCCGATGATTATCTTTTCAACTTCGATAAGCTTCATGGTGCCTTTGATGTGGGGATTTTTGGCGATATGCCTATGGCGCGCCAGCGCGTTATGGCTTTTGACTTCGCGGCGCAAGGTAACGATTTATGCGTGGGGACTGTTTTAGATCGTATGTCCAATCAGCACTGGAAGCCAACATCAACCCTTCCTTGGGACGAAAGCGATAGTATGGTTTCTGTTGGGCGCATTATTAATTACCTCGGAAAGTTTAAGCCTGATGTGGCTTGTATTGATATTGGCGGAATGGGGAAGCCTGTTTACGATCGCTTGATTGAGGCTGGTGTTGATATCCTTCCTTTTGATGGTGGGTCAAATCAAGGGCTTGACAAGAAGGCTTACGCCAATAATCGCGCGTTCGGATATTATACCGTCAAAGATTGGCTCGATGCTGGATTTTTATCCTTGGATAAAAACAACGATCGCGAGCTTGTTAAAGAGCTTGAAAAAATTAAGATGAAATATCGCTCCAATGGTTGCCGTGTAATCCAGGCTAAGGTTGATATGAAGAAAGATCTTGGTTATTCACCAGATATCGCAGATAGTTTAATGATGGCGGTTTGGTGCGCAACTCAGCATTTGGGGACTGATGCGAATGGTCAAAATGTTTCAGGGACCGGCCAGAAAATTGTTCGTGTTAATAACCGTACTCGACATAGGCGCAAAAAATAGATATGATATTAAAGTTATGAGCCCTAATTTCAAAAGGACAAATTCATGGGAAAGATAGTTGGCGCAATTTTTGGTGGCGGAGAAGAACCAAAAGCAGACACTTCGGCGGCGGACAATACTGCTACAGAAGCTCGTAAGGCAAAAAATTCTCGCTCAGCATTGTTTGAAACTGAGGGTGGTGTAGCTGGTTCTGAGTTAGATCCTGAAGGTGTAAAAAAGAGAGCAACTCTCCTGGGGAATTAAAATGGGTTCAAAGATATTAGGTTTTTTCTCGCCAATTGTTGGGCTTAAGCAAGCAATGGATGATGACGGAGGTTCTACCTCAAACAATGCGGCGCAAACCGTAGAGGCGAACACGAGAAAAGCCAAGAAATCAAGAGCGAGCCTTTTCGCAACCGATGGGGGCGTTAACGGCCAGGAAGTCGGATCAGTCAATAGTAGAAAAAGTTTATTAGGGAATTAGAATGGCCATCAAAGATTTCGAGAACGTCCAGAAGTTATATTCTGATTTAAAAGCCACTTGGGAAAAGAAACGTCCTGATTGGGAAGATATTTCTCATTTTGTGGGGATCACCCTTAATACAGATTATATAAACAACCGTGGCGCCGATGCTAACAACGCTCGTAGCCTTGATGAGTATGTTGATGACCCAACGTCCGCTATTTCCGTTAATCAGGCTGGTGACTACCTTATGGGCGTTATGTGGGGAACTGGTGAAAAGGTTTTTGATATCATCCCTTCTCGCCATGTAACAGAGCTTGTTGATCCTAAGGTTGTTGAAGAGTGGTATAAATACGCAACTGATCAGACATTGTTCCACATGAACCATGAAGACGCAGGCTTCACAACCGCTTTGCGCCCTTATACTTATGATCAGTTTTCTTTCGGAACATCTGGAATTGGGTGTTTTAAAAACAAAGCATTTGAAGAAGGTGTTGATGAGAATGCTTTGATCTTTAGAGATTATGGCGTTGATAATACAATGCTTGATGAGGGAAAATCTGGGCAACCTGAGATTGTTTTCACAGTTTATAACTGGAAGATCACAAGGATTATAGCAGAGTTTTGTAAAACAAATGGATCTGTTGATGATGAAAAAGTTCTAAAACTACCGAAAGTGATGAGAGAAGCTTATGCTCAAAATAATTTTAACGAATACTTCCAAATCGTCTTTGGTTTCTTTCCGCGTGACGACTACAACCCTAAATTCAAAGGGAAAAAAGGAACGCGCTACAAGGGCGTCTGGTTCATGGATGAAGAGCATGAAGGCGAACCATTCTTCGAGGAAGACTTTAAAGACCGCCCGATCGCCATGGCTAGAGCAATCAAGGTCCGTGGCGAAACGTATGGCAGAGCGTCCGGGACTTTGCTTATCAGCACGATCCGCTCGGTCAATTTCATGGTTGGAACTGCGATTGAAATCGTCGATAAAATGTCCAGCCCACCAGTTGGCGTCCTCAACAACGCCATCTTTGGAGATAGTGTCTTAGATACCAGCTCGAATGGAATGACTGTATTTAGTCAAGCTATGGCGGCTGGTGGAGGAAATCCTGTATTTCCTATTGTTGATGTTGGGGATCCATCTGCTATCTTAAGCTTCCTGGTCCCATACCTTAATGAAAAAATTGTAACAGCCTTTAAGGTTGATGCTTTACTCGACTTCTCTTCAGCAAAAGAAATGACCGCCACAGAGAGCTTACAGCGCTTTGCTATTCGTGGTAAATCATTGGCTGGCTTCTTGCTACAGCAAAAAAATGAAGGGCTTGTGCCAACGTCTAAGCGCTCAATTAACGTCCTTAATTCAGTGGGCGAGCTGGGCGTTGATCCCAGAAAAGAAAAAGAGCGCGCTCAAACTCTGACAACCGCTGGTCGTGGCAATCGCGTTATCCCTAATGAGGTTCTCCAAATTATGGATAGCGGAAAGCCTTGGTTTGAGCTTAAGTTCAACAATGAATTGGAAAAACTTGTTCGCACTGAAAATGTTCAAGCTCTTGTTCAAATGATCCAAGCGGTTACAGCAATCGCAGCTCTTAAGCCTGATATCGTTTTGGCGATTGATTGGTATAAAATGCTTAAAGACATTAACGATAATTTGGACTATAATTCACAAATTATGATCTCTGCTAAAAAATTCCAGGAGGAGATCACTAAAGCAGCCCAAGTTCAAGCGCAGGCTATGGCATTACAAGCAGGCGAGGCAGGAGCTAAGATCGAGAAAGATCAAGCTCAGGCTAAAAAAACAAGTCGTGATGCAGAAAGATCGGAATAGATGGTACAGGCAAGAGATGAGAAAAAACCCAATAGCACAGTTGGCAGGATTTTAAACTCAAAAGAAGATCGTGAAAAAAATGATGCGGTCAATAAAGAAAATCAAGATCAATACAAAAAGGCTCTCAATAATGTTGCAGCCAGCGAACACGGCAAGCTCGTGTTTAAAACCCTAATCAATGCGTGTGGCGTCTTTGAGCCAGTTAATACTGGTGACGCCAAATCATTGTTACGTGCGAATGACAGAAATGTTTATCTGACATTCATACGTCCATACCTAGAACCCGAACTCAGAAAGGAGCTCGAATACTAAAATGACTGAAGAAATAGCAACGGATACCGCACCCGCTCAAGTGGATACTGCGCCCGGAGGAGATACTTCCCAAGGTACGCAAACTACAGAGACAGGATCGGAAAATACAGGAGGTGGTGAAGGCGATAAAGGCCGAGCGCCATTAGCTGATGGAGAAACAAAAACAGGCGGAGAAAAAGATCCCGCTGAATTTGCTCTTCCTGAAGAATACAAGGATAAGTCCTGGGCGGACAAAATAAAGTCGCCCGATGACGCTTATAAGCAGATTGAAAACCTGACAGCCCTTGTAGGTAAAAAAACCATTCAACCAATTGATTACTCAACGGCATCTGAAGACGAGATTGCCGTTCATCATACAGCTTTAGCTCCAGAAGACGGCGCCAAAGGCTATGCTTGGGCTGATCATTCTATGGAAGAAATCACTGGGCCAATGGGAGACATTCTGGCTAAAGCTGGGATTAATGCCTATCAGCAAAAAGTTATCTCTGAAGGCTTTGACGGCGTCATGGAAACAATGGCGGGTGAGAAGGTTGCGGTTGATACCAGCGAAGACGGTTATCTTAAAATGATGGAGGAAAGCTTTGGTGAGAACTACAAAGAAAGCGTAGTTGTTGTCGAGACTGCTTTAAAGCAATTCGCCACTGATGATGATAAAAAGCTCTTTGATGGGGTTGATAACACAACTCGCTCTGCCGTTGACCGTACAACACATAAGCTTGTTAACTTTTATGAGGATCGTATTAAAGCAATCCTTGATGAGCATGGTGTTGTCGAAAGTGGCGCGCAAACCGAAGGCGGAGAAGGCTCCAATTCTGGTGGTAAAACCCCAGCTGAGCAACGCGCCGAAATTCGTGCAGAAATGCGCGAAGTGGATGGCACGCCAAACGGTCACATCAAAAAAGCTGAACTTCAGCAAAAACTTAATAAATTATTGAAATAAGGAATAAGGAATAAGAAAATGAAAGCACTAAAAATTACAGTATCAGGGTCATATAAGACCGCAAATGGAGACATTGTAGACTTTGAAGATGTTTCAGGGGTTGTCCCAAATGTTGAAGAAGAGCACGCTAAGATGCACGTTCGTAGTAGATATGCGTCCGAATGGATCCGAGATGCTATGACTGATACAGATAAAAAACTTTATCCACAGCGAATTGATATTATGCGCCAAGTGTTTATCGATGAGATCGAGCACGTAGAACATACGTTCTCCTTTGTTGGTAAAGATATTAAGAAAATGTCATACGAGGAACTTCAGGACCTGGCCACAGCCAAGGACTTGAGAACAATTCCTTTGCCTAAGAAAATCTCTGGCGTTGATATCCGCGAGATGCGAACCAAAGCATATCTTGAATATTCATCAAAGGTTTTGGGTGAAGATATCTCTGTTGATCGCCCTATACCTGAGCACTCATCAAAAATGGGTAAGCGCCTAGTCTTTGACTTTGCTAAAGTTCCTGCTCTCACTGTTGGGGACGCTCAGGCTCGTGAAGAAACATCTGACAAGATCACCAATGATGAGATCTTAAACATGGAAATGAAAAAGCGTGATATTAACAGCACGCCTAAAGATGAACTCACTTTGAACGACCTTAAGGATATCGCTAAGCAAAAGGGGATAAAACATCACCACATGCTTGGTTTCGATAAACTATACGCCTTACTGTTCGGATCAGGCTCAGCCGAGTAATCCCAGTAAATTCATTATCTTCATGTGAGTAAAAGGTCGGCTTTAAATACGCCGACCTTTTTATGTTTGCAAGTTATTTGTTTTAATGGCATAATTTACCTCGTGGATACTCGCGTCCTGCGACCCGCAATGGTTTAAACAGCCGAAATTGCCAGAGAGCCCTGCTTGCGGGATACCTTTTGAAAAAAAAATCATTTTAACTTAATCTTACAAAAGGAATTTAATCATGTCTTCAGACACAATTAATCCGAGCATCGATCAGGGCGCTAAACTGAATTTCCAGGAAAGCTTCCACGAACTTGCTCAACAAACTAGATCACGCTTAGTTGCTACTGGCGCGATCACGTTCATGAACCCAGAGGGTAAAACCAACAACATGGCTCGTATGGGTCGTATTGAACTTGCAGAAGTTGACACACGTAATCCTGATAAGGCTTACGGCGACTATGCACTGGATAATCGTCAATTCAACAAAAGACGTTTTACACGTACTGTCCAAATTGACAGCTTGTACGACATTAACGAATTGCTTAAAGATCCTACTTCGGACATCTTAAAGCAACTTAACAACGCTAAAGAGCGTGTTATTGACCGTATCGCGGTTAGTGCAGCTGTAAGTGATGTTCTTGTTGGCGCTCCAGACGTTGCCCCTACTTCCGTAACCGCGGCTACTGATGGTGTTTTGACTATCGATGGCTCTGCTGGATTTGTTTACACAATCGTTCAGAAGATCACGCAAAATTATATCAATAACGATGTTGATATAATGGATTTCTCAGGAGCCACTCTTACGGCAACTGGTAAAGAAAATTCAGCGCTTATGGGTGATGACAAATTCATCAACAATGACTATATGACGTCTAAACCAGCTGATGGCTCCAAACAAGTTATCGAAAACGCTGGTGGATATCGCGTTGTATTGTTCGCTGGTTCTGAAAACGGTGGCATCCAAGTTGCTAGCCCGATCTTGCCAGAGGGCGCAACTCTTCGTGATTGTGTCGTTCTAGCCCCTCAGTCAATCGCCATGTCTATGAAGATTGGCGATATCAGTGTTGAAAAAGCTGGTGGTAAAGTCAATTCTTATGACATTACGATCGATCTTTGGATCAACGCTATGCGTACCGAGGGTGTTCTTGTTCAGATTGTTAATACAACAATCTAAGCAGGGGCTTCATTAAAATAGTTATTTAAAGGAGAAATCAAAATGACTGACAAAACGAATGCCTTAGCAACTGCGGCGCCTAAAAACCCACGGTTTCAATCAGGTAAAACTACAAGAACTGTTGAATTTTCAGCATATCTAACAGGCGCAAATTCTGACGCTGGGGACAAAATTGTTCTCGCATCTGGATTGAGCTTAGCTGACCGTGTTAGTGCTATTCGCCCTAACGCAACCAACGTTCCTGCTTTAACTGGCGCGACTGACAACAATCTTGGCTTTTTCTATAAAGACGAGAAAGGTGTCCTTCAAGAGCTTGACGCAGACATTCTTTGGAATGGAGTGACATTGGCTTCTGTTTATACTGGTAGCAATATACTTACTGGCAAAAACTCAAGCCTTGATCAGAGCCAGAACATTGGTCAACTCTTAGGTCTTGGAAACGACAAAGAGCCAGTTGGTGGTATCTACCTTGTATTGACAACTGTTGTTGCCAATACTGCTACCGCCACAGTTCGTCTTGCCATCGATATCGATGTTTCGACAACAAGCTAAAGTTTGGTGCTTGCGTACCATTATAGTGTAGAGGCAGGGTTATCCGATCCCCTGCCTCTATCGCTAGTTTAAGGGAGATGAAAGATGGCTATAAATTCCAAAGTACAATTATGCAATATGGCGCTAAGTCATTTAGGGAACTTTGGCACTGTATCCAGCATCGATACCCCTAAAAACGATAAAGAGATCATTTATTCTCTCTGGTATGACATTGCTCGCCAGACGTTCTTAAAAATGACAATGCCCAATTTCGCCTTAGCTCGCAGAAGAGTTTCACAAACGGCTGGCACTCCACCATATCCATTCAAATACTCTTATGAATACCCTAAAGATTGTTTAAAACTTTTGGGGATTGGCGCCGTTGAAGATAAAGAAAACAATTATACTATTGAAGACAACCAGATTTTCACAGATGTTTTCTATACTGATGGCGCTCCAATTCGATTTGTTAGAGATGTTGAAGATGTTACCAGCATGTCTCCAGAGTTCAAAGTCGGTCTTTCTTGGTATTTAGCCAGCCTAACTGCCCTGGAGGTTACTCAGGATCAAGGTAAAGCAAATGCTATTGAGCAACTGCTTCCTGGAAAAATGTCCACATTATCTGGTCTCAACGCTCAAGAAAACAAGCCGATAAGAATAAGTCGTTCTAAATTTAAACAGGCGCGCTCCAGTGGTTTTCCTAAGCTTGAGGATAAGAGATAATGGCAAAGGCGGTAGTCGCATATAATAATTTTGCAAGAGGTAAGGTTGACCATGATTTAATGGGTCGCTTTGACTTGCCTTTGTATTCAACATCTGCCGATGTTATGCGCAATTTCTTTACAAACTTCAAAGGTAACGCGATCTTTCGGACCGGCCTTCAGGATACTGTTGGTGTATTCCAGGATTGTGTCATGGAGGAATTTCTATTTCGTAATGATCAGAATTACATTATGGTTTTTTACAATACAAAAATCAGGTTTCTAACATACGCATCTGATGGGACGTTTGGCTGGGTTCTTAATGGTGGATCAGAATTAGAAGTCACCACTCCATATAGCCTTGAGGATTGCCGTACATTACAGTTTGCTCAAAATGGTGATGTGGTTATTATCACCCATCCTGATCATGAAACGCGCGAGCTTACGCGTGTGGCCGCTGATAACTTCACGATCGCCCTAAAGACATTCACGACCACAAATCCATTCACCACGCCGAATTGGCCTGCCTGTTGTTCTTTCTATAAAGGGCGCCTATATTTGGCTGCCACTCCAGATAAAACAACAACTGTATGGGCTTCTGAGGCTGGAGACTTTGATAATTTTGTTATCCCCGGCACTGTCACAGATATATCTCCTTTGCAATTTACATCTTCCGAAATCACTCAGCCTATTGAATGGTTATTCGGCGGAGAGAACTCATTAGTTATGGGTTGCGCTCAGGGGCTTGTGGCGGTCAACGGAGGCGGTGTGGGATCAACTATTAAAGCTGATACCATCGAAGCTGATCTAACCGCTACAGATGGCTCAAATGCGGTAATACCATTAACAAAAGATGGTAAAGTTTTCTATCAGGGTAAAAATAGCCGTAACGTTTACTTTTTCAGCTACGATTTGCTTACTGAAGCGTTTGAGGCTGATGATGCCAATTTCTTATCTTACGATATTACAAAGGGCGACCTTGGGAAAATTCGCCATAAGAAGGATCGTGATGATTTGATCTATTCTGTTAAAGGAAATGGGGATTGGCTCTCATTAAATTTCAAAGAAAAAGAAAATATAACTGGCTGGCACAAGCATGATACTTTTGGCCTGGTTAAAGATATTGCTGTAATTTCTGATAATGGCGGAAATCCTCAGTTTTTCGCCTTGGTTAACAGAGATGGTGATTTCTTTATTGAAAACCTTGCTCCTCATGTTGAATTTACTGAGAGATCGAGCTTCTTTTCTTGGGATCGGGTTGAAGAGGAAAGCGTTGCTGAGGCTCGTGATGATGATGCTTATAAGAGAAAAGTTGCAGAAGAATTAACTCAATGCGTTTATTTAGATAATTCGTTGAAAGTTAGCGACCTTAAGGAAGGTAATTTAATAACATACGATGAGGGTGCTGGGACCATTGTTGATACTGATGGTGTCTTTGTTTTAGGAGATGTTGGGAAGCATATTTCTTATAAAACAGACACTGGATATGAGTATGGAAGATTTGAGATAACTGGATACACAGATGCTAATACAGTCGATGTTGATGTTTTAACTGAGCCATCTGAAACGACTTATAGTAATTGGTATTTGTCATTCTCAATGATCTCTGGGTTAACTCAATATATTGGTAAAACGGTTGGAGTTGTTACAGACGGCGGGTTTCTTAGCGATTTCACTATCACTGGCGATACCCTTACATTTGATAATCAGGTTTTATCTATTGTTATTGGATATACATATCGAGGAGAAGTGAAATCATTCTCCCTTGGCTTCCAAGCTAAGGCTGAAAATACTCAGATTACAATGAAGGCAATCACTCAGGCTGGAATGCGCTGTGTGGCGAGCGCTGGGATCAAGTTTGGTTCTTCTCCTTACAAATTAGAGCCGTTGCAAAAGCTGTCTCAGGAAGATCTTAATTACCTCCCTCCTTTGCCGATCGATGGGACGGCATTTATTGATTATGCTGATGACAATCAAAGAGATAAGTATTTTTATGTTATCCAAGACGAGCCTCTTCCTGCTATAATTGCAGGAGTGTTCTTAAACGCAAATTATACAGTGAGGCAATAATGATCCGACCTTACGAAAAAGGCGATGAATTAAGACTTGATGCGAACGAATTTTCGTCTCTTGAAGGCTTATCTGCGGTTTTCGAAGACGATAGCTTTGTAAAACACACTCTCGATGATGACGGCGAGATCAAGTGTATCTTATGCTGGAAGCAAGTTTTCCCTAAATATTATGCGATTTTCTTTTTAATGCCTGAAGGGGTTGGATTTAAACATGCTCGCGCATTGAAGAGATTTTTAGATGATGCTACATTAGAACTGAAGCCAAAGGCCTGCATAACATACAGCGTTGATTGTGATATGTTGAATAGATGGCATAAATTTTTTGGGTTCAAACAACAAAGGAAAAGCTTATTAGGTATCGCTGATGGCTTTAATAAATGGTTAATAAAATGGGCATAGAAACAATTGCAATATTAGGTTTAACCCTTCTTCAGGCTCACTCTTCAATCGGAGCAGCTGAAGATGAGGCGCAAGGCGTTGTGGACCAGGCTAATATTGATGCTGAAAACAAAGGTAAAGAGACAAGATTGCTGGCTGCTCGCCAACAAGCGTCTTTCCTTAATTCGGGTCTTACCCTTGAAGGCACGCCAATGGCTGCTATTCAAAATACATTTAGCGTGGGTCTTGAAGATATTAATCAAATCACCACCAACGCCAACAAGAAATCCAAAAATATTATTTCCTCAGCTAGATCAGAAGCTATTGGAAGTCTTGTTAGCGCAGGATCAGGGGCTGCTTTCGGTGGCGGTGATATATTTGGTGGCGCCAGCGGTAGTGGTTTCTTAGGAAGCCAAGGCACAGTGAGCCGTGGAATTGAATTTGGCAACACGAGCGCGCAGGGTCCAATTCAGGGATTTGGAGGTTTCGGTGGCTAATAGAGATTTATCAACGACACAATTTCGTCAAGTAACGCAACAGGTTGTAGAAAACCCAAACGCTCTCCTTACTACAGGAGCGGCGATTGGTGAAACTATTTTACGCCAAAGGCAAGAAGCTAAAATAACAGAGGGCGTATCAACTGCTCAGCTGGAGCTATCTGCTCTTGATAATCAATATCGTATTGATTTTGAAGGAGATCCTATGGGCGGGATGGATAAATTTAAAGAAGATCGACAAGAGATTTTTGATAGAATTGGTGAAGGTATATCTCCCTTGTACGGTCGCCAATGGGCTGATAAGGCCAGGCAAATAGAAGTTAGAAATGATGCTGTCCAGCAAGGTTGGGCGCTCAAGCAAAGCCGTGTAAACACTATTGATAGCGTTAACGACACGATGAGGAACAACTTCAAGCAAGCCAATAATGATGGTCAATCATTTGGTGTGTCGGATGAGACTGAGATTGAAGCGTTCGTTAACTTCGGCACTTCAATGGAAGAGCTTGATGAATATGCTTCTAAAAACCTTGGCTCCGAAACATCTGAGGCTATGCTCGATACATACGAGGAAGATTATCTTAAATCTTTCATCTCTGGCGTTTCCGAAACAAATCCTCATAAAGCTCTGAAAATTGCTGAAAGCGACCTTGTTCAAGAGGGTTTCAAGGATATGGAGCAATTGGGCAAATTTAAGCGCAGTATCGAGGCTCGCGTGAAGCGCTTTGATAAAGCCAATAAACAATCTAAAGAAGCTGGCTCTATGGCTGGAACAAACTCCCTCCTAAAAAAGGTTGGAAATATGGGCTATGCTGAGCTTCAGCAATCGTTTAGTGAGTTTAATGTTTCTCCAGAAGCCCAGGCTTTTTATGAAGAGGTAAATGGGTACGCCAATACTAAGCGCGCCTTAACAGCTCAGGAAAAAGCGAACGGCAAAAATCAATTCCATGTCTTTATGTCCGATATTATTGGTAAAGACGATATGACGAATAAGGATATTCAACTTCTTCAAGATAGTGTTTATGCTGGAATGCGCAAAAGCGTATTGAGCAAAAATGAAGGTTTTACTCTTTTGAATGATCTTTTAAGCCCTATTATTGAGCAACAACAAAAGCGCGCTGATAAATTTGAGGTCGATACATGGGTTCCCTTCCAAAACAATCTTGGTCTCGATACCCTTAATCAGGAGATATCAAAAATATCTGGCATCGATCGTATCGAAAAACCGACAAATGAGCAGATATTTAACGCAAACCAAAATGCGAACATTATGTACGATGTTTATCTTCAGTCCTTACAACAACAAGCTAAAGAAAGAGAAACTTCAGTGGCTGGCCTCTCTTCATTGTCGTTCAAGGAAGAAACAGATGTTTATAACAAAGCTCTCACAACTGCTAAAGAAACGTTTGTCCGCTCTAAATTCCCATCATTAGCTGGTAAGAAGGAACTTCCAGCAACGGCTGTAGTACCTATTTCTAATACAAATATGACCAATGTTGATATTGATAGCATGACAGAAGCTCAATTAGATAAATTTTTGGCGGGTAATTAATGACCTCAGATCTACAATTAAGTGGTGACGCCGCTCTCCAACAAAAAAGAATACAAGCTAAGAAAGTTTTGGCTAAGCAGAAGCTTATGAATAATTCGCCTTCTTATGGGGTTTTGCCATCAAATAAACAAACTGAAATGATCGCTTTCGGCGATGGCCAGGAGCAAGAGGCACCAACTGGTACAGCTGAGCAATTTTCCTTTATTCAAAATGATGATGCTTTCGACACGCCAGCAAGCTCCTTTGAAGAGGCTGGCGCCGCATTTGAAAAGCAAGCCGCTTATGTGGCTCTTGTCGCCAACGCCTATGGATTGGTAGCAGATGATGAGATTAATGAATTTGTGGCCGATAGAAGCCGATCTCTTGCGAGCGCGCAGGCAAGGCAACCAGAATACATGAAAGAGTTCACTCGTCAATTTGATGAGGCTGAGGGGTTTTTTGAAGCTACGGCAGTTATTGTCGGAAATCCGCGCGCTATTGGTCGTCAAATAATCACACAAAGCGCCAACTCAGCCATTCCATTATTAACAACTGCAGCTGGGGCAAAAACTGGATTTGTAACAGGAGCTGGTATCGGAGCAACGGTTATGGCTGCCGCTGGGCAAGCTGGTCCGCAAGTTGCTGTTCCAGAGGAAATTATCACTGTTCCTGCTGGGGCTGTAGTCGGTGGTACAATTGGCGCTGGTATTGGTGGAATAACAGGCGCCTTCACAGGTGGATCTATTGTGGAGATTGGGGCGGAGATAGATGGCATGTTGCAAGAAGCTGGCGTTGATGTGACAGATGCGAACCAGGTCCTATTGGCACTTCAAGATGATAGTATGATGGAGGGCATTAGAGCAAAGGCTGAGAGAAAAGGTATTACAACCGCTGCTGTAGACGCATTATTCCAGGTTGTTGGTGGGCGCTTTCTTAAGGCTGCTAAAATTAAAGGCGCTGGTAAAGTTAAAACCGCTGGCGCTGGCGCGGCCGATGTTGCTGTTCAATCCTTCGGAGAGGGCGCAGGAGAGGCGGCGGGTCAATTTGCGAAAGACGGTAAGGTAGACTTCAAAGAGGCTGGTCTCGAAGCTGTTACGAGCCTTGGGCAGTCTGTCGGGCAAACTGCTATCGGCGCCACATTACAGGTCGCTCCTAAAACAGCTCAAGTTGCAAAGACAAAAGTTGCCGAAGCGCGCGCCAAAATAGAGGCAATTAAGGTTGAAGACGATATCTCTTTCTCTGATGCTGATAATATCGAGGCGGAGATAACCGCAGCTGAGAACGATATTGTTGCTGCGATCGGTGAAAACCAAATAATTGAGCTAGAAAATCAACAACAAGCAGAAATTGTTTCTGAAGCTACGGATCTTAAAGCCCAAATTGACGCCATCCCTAACGTTGACGCCAATAAGCCGTCTACACTTAAAAAGATATTGGGTCATACTCCAGAAACTATTTCTCAGTTCATCAAGAAAACTGGCGGTATTGTTGATAAAAATGGAGAGCTTAAAGCGCGCGATGTTACGACCAAAACAGGCGTGGGCATTATTAGGAAAGACGCCTCCTCTGACGCCAACCAGACAAGCATTGATGGGGTAAAAGCATCTATACCCGATAACGCCAATATTGATTTCATTAGAGAGAAGGTTTTTGACGCTGGGTATTTCCCAGATAAAAATGATTATAATGATATTTCAGACACTGAGCTATTTGACGCTATTGCTAATGATATTAACGGCGAAAAGGTTTACTCAGCCGATGATATGCACGCAATAAACGAAATTGTCCAAGGCTCCGCCGGGGCTGAGCAGGGTTTCTTTGAGCGCGGTATTGATCGATCTATGAGCGTTGAACAAATAGCTGATGTTATTAGAGAAGAGAGAAACCTTGGTAAATTTACAGCGCGCGAGCTTATAGAGATACTCCCTGTTGCGGATCTTAAAACGGCTGATAATCAATTTGTTAAAGATATTCAGGAAATAAAAGTTAAAAGCTATGGCTTTTTGGCTGGGAAATTCTTGCCTGTTAAGAACTTTGGTAAAGATTTTGGTCTTGGTTTAGATCGTGCTCTGGGAATTAACTCAACAAGAATTAAAAACATTAGCAAAAAGCTTTTCGTCCAATATAGAAAAGTTGAATTTAATATCAAAACACAGTCTATTGCTGACAATCAGCAAATTAAGCCCTTCCTTGTGAAATTAGCTTCCCTTGACGCAGAAACACAGCTTGCATTGGATTACGCTTTAAAGAACGGCAATCAAGATATCGTTAATGAAATTGCTGAAAACAACAATATGGTTGAAGAGGTCGCCGCGGTTAACGCTGTTTTAGACGAGATTTTTGATCGAGCTAAGGCCGCTGGAATGGAGATCGAATACAGATCTGACTTCTTCCCGCGCCGTGTTAACGATGTTGAAGGACTTATTGACCACTTTAAAGGAACTGAATTTTGGAGCGTTATCCAAGAAGCTATCTCAGCTAAGGAAAAAGCTGGGGATAAAACTTTAACCAATGAAGAGCGTATCGTTGTTATTAATAACTTGATGCGAGGATTTAAGGTTGAAGGCGTTTCTCTCGCTCAAAAAGGAATATTCAACGAGCGTACAATCGAGAAGATAACTCCTGAGATTAATGAGTTTTACGAAACATCTGATCAATCTTTGATCACATATATCAGTATTGCCAATGACGCCATCGAAACATCTAGGTTCTTTGGCAAGGCTGTTGATATAAATGGTGAAAAAGATCTGACAGAGAGCGTTGGTGCCTTTGTTAATGAAATGTCTGATAAGGGCGAAATCACCACGCGCCAGGCTAGTATTTTAAAAGAGATCCTAAACGCGCGTTTTAACGATAATAAAATGGGCTGGATAACAGCTGCTGTTAGGGATTTGTCTTACGTTGACACAATGGGCTCTTCATTCAGCGCCCTTACTCAGGTTGGAGATTTAGCAACTTCTCTTTATAACTCTGGGATTATAAACACTTTTCGCACTTTACCCTCAGCTCTTTTGGATAAAGGGAAGATCAACCTTGATGATATTGGTATTGATCAGATTTATGAAGAGTTTCGTAATAATTCTATGACCAGTGACGCTGTTAATACCGTGTTTAAGCTCACTGGATTAAGTAAAATTGACCGTGTTGGTAAATTGACACTTGTAAATTCAACTCTGAAAAAAGCTGAACAACTGGCTAAAAAGAACGACAAGGCTCTTATGAAGAAGCTGGAGATAATGTTTGAAGGTGACGCTCAGCAAGTTATGCAAGATCTTGCTAATGGAGTTATCACTGATGATGTTAAGTTTTTCGCCTTCAATACGTTGTTAGATTTCCAGCCTGTCGCCAAATCAGAAATGCCAGAATATTATTTAAGAAATGGCAATCTGAAAATTTTATACATGCTTAAAACATTTACATTGAAGCAATTAGATATTTACAGAAGAGAGGTTTTCAGCCAATTAACTGTTGCCGCGCAAACTGGTGATGCTAAATTAGCTACTCAGGCTATGACTAATTTTGTCCGTCTAGCTGGATATTGGGTTGTTATGGGAGCTTCAGCTGATTATATGAAAGACATGGTTAGGAGCCTTATCGGTGGAGATGAAGTTGAAGATCCTGAAGATTATGTTATTGACAATATGCTTAAAGCATTCGGCTTTAGCCGTTACCAAGCCAATATGATTGCAAAACAAGGTCCAACTGAAGTGGCTAAAGGTATATTCTTGCCTCCTGACAAATTCTTTACCAATGTGTTTAAAGATTACAAAAAAGCTAAGAAGGGCGATCTAACTTTAGAAACCTCAAAAACAATACGTTCCATTCCCCTTGGTGGGGAGCTATATTACTTCTGGTTTGGTGGCGGGTCGGGCGCTACTAAAAAAAGCAAGGGTAAAAGCAAGCTATTCAATGAATAATTTTTATGATAAAGTTCCATAGGAGAAAATAAAAATGAGCATTTCAGACAATTATGTCCCTTTAAAGCAGATAGGAAACGGCGTTACGGTCGAATTTTCTGACACTTGGGCTGTATTATCATCATCTTTTGTCCAGGTTTTTTTAGAAGATGTGACAACTGGCGTTCAAACTCCTGTTGACGAAGGTGGGGCCGCCGACGAATATACTATCACCTTTGATGATAGTGGATTTATTGTAACGTTTGGGACCGCCCCAACCTCTGCTAATTATGTTGTTATTGGTCGTGCCGTTACCCTTGATCAAACCACTCCATACAAAACATCAAAAGGCTTCCAAGGGGGCGTAACTGAGACCAGCTTTGATAAAGTCACAGCGATATCTCAGGATATTAACGACGAAGTAAGGCGCTCATTAAAATACCCACTAGGAAGTGGCCTTGTTGGTGTCTTGCCAAGCTCCGCCGTTGACGGCTTTGGTATTGTGTTTGACGGGACTACAGGAAAATTTAGAATAACGACCACAAGTTTAGATACAATAGGAGCTGACGTTGAAGCAGCAGCGGCGAGTGCAACGGAAGCTGAGGGGTACGCAGATGACGCAGAGGCCGCGGCCGCGTCTGTGGCTCTGAATAATTTTATTGCCACCGTTGACCCGACTGTAAACGATGACAGCGATGACGGTTATTCAGTGGGCTCGCGTTGGGGGAATAACACCAGTGCAGAGGTTTTCACCTGCGTTGACGCGACTGTTGGCGCGGCTATCTGGGTTTTGTCAACGCTTGATGCTGGCGACCTTGGGGCTTTAGCCCTTCTCAATACGGTCAATGATGCGCAATGGCTCGGTGCCGATCTCGAAATTGAGAACGGCGGCACAGGCGCAAGTACCGCTGGCGCAGCTCGTACAAATATTGATGTTTATAGCAAGGCAGAAGTCGACGCGGAGATCGACAAGACCTTTGCAGGTGCTCAGGCTTGGGTGGACGTAACGGGGTCTCGCGCAGGCAATGTGGTGTACACCAACTCTACTGGTGCCGCAATTATGGTTGTTGTGAGTATGTTTGACGCTGGTTCTAACCCTGTAGTTGAGGTTGATGGGGTTATTGTCACGCAGGGGGCTAACAATAGGTCATCGCACACCGTTATCGTCCCTATCGGCTCTACATACGAAGCCACCACGATAGCCAACGGTGTCCCCAACACTATTAATAGATGGTCGGAGCTTAGATAATGGAATTATTTTATTTACTGATAGCGGTGAAGGTCATTTTGCTTGGCGCTGTATATGGGCGGCTTGATGGCGGCGGGATTGCCAAGGTTAATGAGTGGATTGAGCGCAGCCTGATTATGTTTTTCTTTGTTCTAGCGTGCGCACCCTTTGCTGGTTACTGGGCGCTGCTTGCTTATATTGGTGTGGTTGGAATAGCTACTGGTCATGGTCAATACTTCCTCGATCGCGCCATTAAGTACATGGGTAAGCTTGTGTCTGGGAAGCGTGGATCAATGGAGCGAACAAGCTTTGTGTTAACACCATTCTTTGGCAGGGATCCTCGTACGCTTTTTAAATATGCCGGGCTACCAAAAGATCAGCAAACTTTAGAGATAGGTCTTGCTGTTAAGAAATACGGCCAGGTCCGATTATTTTGGCGCAACGTTGCTGGGATGGGTGTAACTGGTCTTCTGGTCGGATTACCAGCGACAATTATATGTCTTTGCTTCTCTCAGATGTGGGGCTTATTGTTTTTATTGACCGCTCCAGCAAAATCAGTAAGCTATATGACAGGCTTTGCGCTCAAGAAATTGTTCAATAAGCTAGGGATTTTCCCCAATTTTCACGACACTGTATTTGGTGAGTATTGCAACGGCGCGTTAAGAAACGTTATCTGCCTTGCGGTACTTTATTTAACAACCATCAAAAATCTGGTATAGTATTATGAAACAACAAGAAAAAGAGTGCGGAGAAATCGTTTTGGCAGGCTGGCATTTAAAAAAAGAAGTAACAATAACTCAAATCATTACGCTGGTCACATTATTAATATCCACATTATGGTGGGCATCTAGTGTTGAAACTCGTCTTGTCTATTTATCAGCTGAAGATCTTCGTATTGAGCAAAAACAAGATCAGAATTTCCAAAGTATCGAGAGAATATTAGGTCGTATTGAGCGCAAGCAAGATAAGATATTCGATAAGTTGGATAAAAAAATGGACAAACCATGAGTTATTCATTCGGCAAAACATCATTAAAAAGAATGGACGGAGTTCATCCGCTTCTTAGAGAATGTGCCGAACGAGCTTTGTCTTATGGATTACTGGATCTCACTGTTCCTCCTTATGGCGGATTACGCACGATAGATGATCAAAGACAACTTGTCGCAAAGGGTGCCTCTCAGACATTAAACAGCCTCCACCGCAAGCAACAATCAGGATATGGTCATGCGATCGACTTGGCTCCGTATCCAATTGATTGGAACAACATCACACGCTTTGCCATGGTTGGATCTCTAATGTTTAGAGCTGCAGGCGATATGGGTATAGAAATAGAGTGGGGCGGTCATTGGAAACGATTTAAAGATTACCCTCACTTTCAATTTCCAAGAGGATTTAAAGGATGAACCCATTAGCATTACTCGGCGGTATAGGAACTCTTTGGGAGAGCATCTTCGGATCTAAGCTCAAAAGAGATAAATACAGCGCCGATCTGAACGGATCCATACACCAACAATTTGCATCTGAGTTTGGCAATAACCGAAACTTATTTGATAGCCTTATTGATGGCTTAAATAGGTTGCCACGTCCTACGTTCGCTTTTGGGATTATATTTCTCTTTGGTCTTTGCTGGACAGATCCTGAGCAGTTTGCAATTGGCGCGCGCAACCTGGATTTGATCCCAATGGAGATGTGGGGTCTGTTAAGCATCATTGTTACCTTCTATTTCGGGGATCGTGTCATCAAGGGATGGGGTAAAGGGAAAATACGAGAACATATAGCTAAAAATATTTCAACGCCCCCAGGGGAGCTTAGAACGAGAAAAAAGCTCAACGTCATAAACGATGAGCCAGATCCTCAAGAAGGGTTAGAATGGGAAGAGAGAACAGAAAAGCGATATGCGCGCACCGATTGGGAAAATCTTAATGATTAAACCTTCTTGCCGTCCGCTATTTTCTTTCTACGAGCTTCTAAAAATTCCGATCCAGCGAACCGAACAATATCAGAAGCCGTTACTCTCGTACTCGTCTTTCTGCTTTCTTCTACAGCAATTTCCTGATACTCAGCCCAATCCTCATCACTAATGCGAATGCCTCTTGGTTGTAGTGGTCTATTTGTTTTCATGTTCTTATTCCTTTGTTAAGATATTAACCTATTATGTCGTTTTTGTCAAACGTTATGACTTACGATTTGCGCCTCATGGCGAAAAAAACGTCCTTACAAGCGCGCGTATCGACCATTGCATCATGAGCTCCCTCGATATCCTCTCCAGTAAAGTGCTTTAATGCCTCAGCCAGACTTGGTGTTTTATAATGATATCTTCCCGCGGCTTTCATTTTATCTGTTGGGGGAATACAGCAAATTTCCTTGCTGTTTTCTTGCGTGCAATACCATGGCTTTTGAACAGGCCGCTCTCCAGAGTGAGCCATCTCTATATCCATCATCCCTTTGTCGAAATTAGAGTTGTGGGCAACGATAGTTTGAGCTTTGTAAGCCATCTCATAATACATATTCATCATGACCTGACTTGGAAGCCCGTACATTTCACATTCTTGCTGGCTTATTCCGTGGCAATCATAGGCGCCATCAGAAATAATCCAACCTTCGGGTTTAATCAAATGGCTCATCTCAGCCAAAATACCGCCTTCATTATCAGTTAAGATCATGGCAATTTGGCAAACCCGGGCTTGCTTAGGCTGAACTAAAGCGCCAGATCTTTTAAACCCTGTTGTTTCCGTGTCTAAAAATAAATAATTTTCCATTGTTTTTCTCCTTTAAAATGGGATTTCGTATTCTTCGTCTTCAATTTCCTGCGCCGTCTTAGGCTCTGGTTCTACAAATTCTGGGAACTCATAATCAATTACTTCATAATATTTGCCCTTCTTCCTGATTAAAATCTTTGATGGCTGAGGATATTCTATATCTGAGGCGTCCCATGCTGATTTAGGAACTGGCATATCTGGGAACCTCTCTTTGTGCCACTTTACAGCCATATCCCATGCGTATCTTTTGGGCTCCCCAGGCTCAGCGTGCCAGTGCTCAAAGCATATCCATTGCCTGATTGCGCCAGCCATTGTGGTATAAGTGACCTTCATTGACGGCTTCCAACTATCAGGGGTTTGATGCGTTCCCTGGTCCATGTGGAGAACATCCACCCATTCTGGTGGCTCATCCTTGCTCATAACCGCCTTATTGCTGGCTGTTTCGCTTATTTTTATGAAGCAATATGAGCAAGCATAGCAATATCTTTGAGCTGCAGCACACTCTGTACCGCATGAAGGGCATATTTTAGTGATAGCCTCTCCAATTTCATCACTCTCTTTTTCACCATTGTAGTCCTTAACGATAGAAACTTGGTCGATTGGTCCCAATGTCCCAACAACGTTACCAAAATCAAGAACCATACAATCTGGCTTCGTGCTGTTCGCGATAGCATCAAGGCGACCTTGTTGTGTTTCGAGATCATATCCAGATGCGTAAACCACTCGAACACCGCGACCGATCATCTGGATATACAAAACAGGCGAGCGAGTTGGTCGCATAAAGGCGATCAAATCAATATTTGGATCGTTATATCCTGTCGTAAGCTTGGCAACATTAACAAGCGCAGTAAATTCTCCAGCCTTGTGCCGTCTTAAAATTTCATCATTTTCTTTGGCCGGCCTCTTGCTGTGAACATATTCTGCGCTAACGCCTGCTTCTTGTAATTTGCGAGTAACCTCTTCGGCGTGCTCAATACCAGCGGTAAAAACTAACCACTTCTTTCGACCAGCGCCCTTTTCAACAAGCTCTTTGATACAAGGATCCGTCACCTCATCTTTGTTGATAGCCTCTTGAAGTTGCTTTTCAATATAATCACCCTTGCTTGTGCCAACTCCAGTGATATCCATCTTGGTGGCGATCTCTGGGCAAACTGGCTTAGCCCAATATCCTTGCTCAATCATGAAATCCATACTGATTTCATAAGCAACTTCATCGAATAATTTGTTTTCACCCTCATCAAGGCGACCTGTATCAGCTCTGAATGGCGTCCCTGTGTAGCCTATAACGCGACAATTAGGATTTATAGCCAGTACATCAGAAATAAACTTACGGTACTGTGTGCTGTCCTTATGGCTGATTAAATGGCATTCATCGATTATTATGATCTCTGGGACGCGATTTATATTGCCCAACTTATTATTGATACTCTGTATGCTGGCGAAGGTTACATCGTTATGCAATCTCTTTTGTTTTAATCCAGCGCAATAAAAGCCCATATCCACATCTTTGTATTGTTCAAATAATTCCTCAGAATTTTGAACAAGCAATTCTTTTACGTGAGTAAGCATTACCACGCGACAACGAGGAAAATACCCATGCAAAGCTCTAATGAAATTAGCGATCATTAAAGACTTCCCTGCCGCAACTGGTGCAACGACTAATGGGTGGCCTTTTTTTTCGAACAAGTACTTAAATAAGGATACTTCTGCTGCGTCTTGATAAGGGCGTAAAGTCTTCATTGGTTTTTCTCTCTATGCTTAATCGCCCGCAATAAACGCCGCTCTTTGCGGTTTAACGGCCTGTTCTCAATCTCGGCTAGTTTAAGCGCGTAGTTGCGTTCTTCTTCGGTTTCTTCGTAGATGGGGAGGTCTTTTTGTGTCATTGGTTTTTCACAACGGTATAGCCTAACTCGTCCAGCTTTTTGAGCATGTCGCAAAAATCAGCCATGTCGTGTCCTTCATTTATCCAAGCTTCTAGTAAATCTAAATCAAGCATCTTTCTTCTCCTTAACTTTCTTAATTTCTAACGTCACCTTGTTCTCAAAATCTTTTGAGTATTGGTAAAAATAATGGCTTGCCTCACTCAAAACGTATTGTTTTATGTCTCCTGTAACACTATCTTCTGTTAGCCCGTCCACTATTATTTTAGCTTCATACATCATCGTGTCCTTTCGGTGCAGGCGGTAGGTGTTGCCATTTTGTTGGGTAAATTACATTTCCATACTCACTATCTAAATTTGCCCACCACCAATAATGCTCACCAAATTGATCCTTATTTAACGCCTCTCCTACGCAACCATCATAAAAAACAATAACGGGAATATTTGTCGGCGCACTCTCAATCGGTTGCCACCCCTTAGCATAGTCGGTTAGAGCGGTGCGGATTGTTTCGCCGTGATTGTTGTAAAGAATATCTAAAGCCTCAATATAGGCGTTTTCTAACTTTGGGTTGTAAGTTGCTTTAAGATCATCCAGTAAATCTAAACATTCTAAAGCATCGTCTGGGTTATGTGTCATTGCTAAAATCTCCTTCGAGTAAGTATGTTTCTAATTCGCCAATAATATTGTCGCTCAAATCTTTTCTTTGATGGCAACTGCTATCACAGGGGAAACAACCACATTGGCGGTAGTCTTGCTTCATTTTCTTTAACTCACGCTCCAAAATCTCACGCGGAATAATAACGTGCGTGGCGGGCGTGGGGATTGTGTCATGTAATTCATCTAATTTTTTCAAACAATTTTGTTCAGTTTCCGTTATTAAATTCATACACTCCTGCACGTTATTAGGTATACGGTCTTTTCGGACATATTCTGTGGATGTGTCTTCTTGGCAATTTTTCGGAAGCCTTCTTAAAAAATCTTTTATGTCTCTTGTCCAAGCGTTTCCTTTTATAAATTCCCAAGCCCAAATAGTATCTGGCATATCTGTTTTCTGGTTGTCGTTATTTTTCATTTTCTCCCCACTTCCCAACAAATCATGGCTGTCATAAATAATACCCAACCAAGAATTTCCCACCAATTAAGTGGGAACTTCTCTGGTGCAAAAGCATACCCTGACAAGTTGACCGCCAATGCAAAAGTACAAATCATCATCGTAATTAAAAACCACATACTCATAATCTTTTTCCTTCACTACGTTTAATTAATTCATCGGCTGTATTTTCAGTACATATATATTCTTTGTACGGAACACCATTTAAGGGGCGCGTATTTATTTGTCCGCAATACATTTCTTTTGGCATTTTAGTCATTGTGGCATTCCTTTCTAAAGTCACAGAAGCGACATAAATAATAATCTGATTTTTCACTTAATTTTTTAGGCTCTTGAGTTGCATTTAATATTTTAACAGCTCTGTCATAAATGCGCTCAGCGTATGGGCCGTCATAATCTGTACGGCAACTGTCATATTTACGCGCGCCAGCATAAGAGACGGTCAAATAATGGCGATCTATTTGGACACCATCCAAACGAGCCATGTGCATATTCATCTGAGCTTGGCCATAATAGGTTTCGTCCCACTCTTTTAGAGCTTTCTTCTCACCCATTTTTGCTTTTGTTGTTTGGAAATTAACAAACTTAGATTGGTCTTTGTCTTTATGCTCCCAGATATGAATAGCTTTTGGCGCCTGTATCAAGCCAAGAATTAACCCATCGAAGTGACCAGCCATTTTACCAGTTTCGCCGCTCTCTAAAGCAATGTCGCGCTCCCAGCCGTATTGCTCACCATCAGCCATGTGCGTGTGGAGCTCAATAAATGGCAATAAACGAAGGCGCTCAGCTGTTTTGTCCTCAGCATAATATCCGCTTTCTGCGGCCATAGATCCGATTGCAGCCCACTTGCTTTTGCATTTTGGATAATTATTATAATTATACCAGAGCTTGCGAGGGCATGGGTCGCCGACTTCAGAAGCTCCAAGGTAATTTCTCTGCTCAAATTTCTTTTGCTCAGCAACGGCAGCTATCATTGCATCAAGCGTAGGGTCTCCATGTTGGGGTATTGTGGCCATAATATATCCTTTCTTTATGGCTGGCCTCTGTTTCCAAAGGCCAGATTAAAGAAATTATTTAGCGAATGGGTTGCCGCCAGCTGGTTTATCAGCCTTTGCTTTTTCAGCCGCTGGTGCGGCCTCTTCTTCAGTGGCAGGAGTTTCTGCCGCTTCTGTTCCAGCAGGGGGCACGGCAAGATATTTCTTAATCTCGCTTTGCTCAGTGCCTTCTTGCTCAACGCCGTCATCATTTGTCCACGGGCTGCCTTTTTTGGCTTTAACCGCAATCATCAATGGCTTGTTATGGAGCTCTGAGCTGTCAGCTGGGGTCTCTGTTTTATTAAGAGCCATACTGATTTTTGCCAATGTTCCATAAGCAATTTCAACAGCTTTAGGGTTTTTGTTCACTAAGTTCAAACGCTCAGTAAGTTCAGTCCCTTTGTGCTCTCCAGCTGTGATTAGAACAGTCAAAGCAAGGAATTGCCCTTTTTTGTCCTTTGTCTGCACCATCTCGCTATTCACGATTAATGCCTTATACTGACCGTCAGGAATGAGGACACCGCCTCCGCCTGTATCGCAATCAGCTACTTTTTTTACTTCGGGTAATGCAACCATAATTTTTCTCCTTATTTATGATTTAGTGATTTTGTTATGAATAACCTCTAAGTCAGGCGCCTCAAAACGTTCTAATGGATTTGGTTTCCCAAATTGAGTTCTAACGCCAACTTGATATTGGCTGTCAGGGTGGCATTGAAGAGAATAATAATCTTTATCGTCCTCTCCTTTTTCGCAGCGCGTGGCCATCACGGCTGAGAAATTATAGGGCAAGTCAGATTGTATCTTGTCCCAAGGCAAAGCCGCTCCAAATATCAATCCTCCAGTAATCTCGTCTTTCACTTGAGTTTGGCGAGCAACAGCAACCACGTTACACGGCAAGTTTTTAAACTTAGCGATAATATCAACGTAATTTGTCTCTAAATCCTTATAGAGCTTAAACCCATCTTTGCTGTTTTCTTTTTTCAGATTGTTGAAGACCTTAGCCATCAAATCACTGATACTATCCAGATACAGCCACTTAGGGGTGATTTCTCCGCTTGTGATAGCGTCCAAAACCTCAATAAATTCAGCGTATGTTTGCACGCTAACTGTATTAATATTTGCCCCATACAAGCTGTCTAAGTTATTTTCAGTATTTACAAGTAGCACCTCATCAGCAGGCAAGGTCGCCGCCAATAAGGTTTTACCTGTCTTTGTGCCACCAAAAATAAGATAGCTTTTTTTCTGGGTTGATCCATCTTTTGTGTTGGTAATATCCATTTTATTTTTCTTTCTGTTTCGGGAGGAACGGTTATTTGCGAGTAATCTCGATTTTTGGTTTGCCTGGCTCAACGCTACGCGCTGGCTCAAATACGGCCTGAATATCATCAGAGAAAGATTTGTATGCTGTTTCGGTAACAGATAATTTCTCCTTAATAAATTCATTCGGGTTTTGGCCACCATCGATGATTTGCTGACGAATAACAAACAACTGTTTCTCGTCCCATTTAACGCCTTTAGAGACAGTCACCTTAATCTTATGGCGACCTGTTTCAATATTTGACGTTCCGCAACCATAATCTTTTTCATCAAGATCTTTTGCTGCAAGCGTGGCGATTTCAGCATTAAGAAGACCGCTCATCTCGTTACGTTTTTCTCTTAGCGCGCCAACTTTATCGGCGATTGTTTGCTCAAGAGCAAAAATTTCATCGTCAAGCTTATCAACTTGGCCGATCATTGTTTCAATATTTTTAGTCATTTTCTGTTGCTTTCTGTTCTATTGGGTTTTCTAATTTAATTAATTCAACGGTTCTAACGACCTTGAAATTCTTGTCCTCATCGAACTTTTCTTTCAGATTATTATATTTTACTTCTGCGTTATAGATGGACATAAATTCCTCATCTTCAACTATCGTGGTTCTCACAATATGGGCCTTCTGTTTCATTGCATTTCCTCTCTAAGTGTTAAACTCATTATTACATACGAAAAACGTTTTGTCAAACGTTTTGTTAATTTAATTCAATTATTTTTGAATGATAATTTTTGCACATACATTCACCGAGCGTTAATATTTCTTTCGGCGTCATAAGGGCAAGATCTGTTTTACCAATCTCTGTAGAATACTCTGCTGCCATCTGAATGCCGTATAAATAAGCTTCTTTTTGATCGTCTTCCATATTAGTTTTATCCTCTGGGTTGTTGGTTATGTTTCTCATTTTCCTTGCCTTGCTCTATCGCCAAGTTCCAATAAAGTTCCTTGAGCTTTAAACTCATTACCTTTAAAAACAGAAAAAATTTCTACTCCGTATGGGTTTGTTTTAACAAAACACCAACCGTCTGCTTGAAAATAGTCCATGATTTGCCTATGAATTAAAGCCATTATTTCACCTCCTTAATAAATATTTCCATACGTGGGTTTTTTCGATCAATGCCTGCATGGAAAAAATCAGGCGTTAAAACTTTTCTGTAATCATCATCTATTAAAATGCCCTGTTTAATTAGAGCGTCACACGCGAATTTATCATGCACCGATAATATATTCATGCGGTCATAAGAGCGCGCAGTCGCTGGATAATAATAATAAGAAAACTTAACAGGATTTTGAAATGGAAATATTTCACCTTCCTCGTTCAAATTAAATTTACTTATCATATCATTGTATGCCTCTTTAGTATCAGACAACAAACTCCAGTGGGCATTGCGATATTTATTAAGGTTCATAATAAATTTCTTCTTCTTGTCTATCTGAATAAACAGAGGCACGGCGAAGAACAAATCAAATTCTATTTTAGAGCGATCCATTTTGTGCTCGGTCTCCCGCCCCCTTCAGATTGGTATGGTTCATCTCCTGCAAGCTCTGCATCTTTCAGAGATTGCATTATTTCTTTAAGCTCGCGCGTTTTATGTTGGGAATATGGTGGATTTTTCTGCATATCCGCCCAAGTAATCCCAGCCTCTCCACGCTCTCGCAAGTCAGCCAGGATTTCTTTCTTGTTGGCTTCGTGCTCAGAGTGAGAGATTGTGAATTTCAGCTTATCTGTTGTTTTAATGAGAGAGGTTCTCATGTAGTCGATTGCCCAATCCATAGAATGTTTCCCGATAGATTTAGCATCAGGGTTTTCAGACAAGGCGTGAATGAGAGCTATTCTCATTGCCTCCTCGTTGGTACGCCCGACAAGCCCATCCATGCTGTATTTTCTGAGGTTTTTTCTTATTACGAGAAGCTCTTTTTGAAATTCTATTTGCGCGTTATCCGCCTCTTTTGTGAAAGGGATCACAACTTCTTTGGCTGGCTCTCCCGCTATATATTGAGCTTTATTTCTCGCCATGACGGCTGACGCCCACTTGATAATTGTATCAGGAACTGCAACTGGCTCTTTATGGCGCCGAATATCTGGCTCAGCATCTGATATATTAATCACGAACCTATTTATAAAGCCGTCTTTAACAGATCCTATGTCGATCGCGCTGAAGAATGTTGATGGCGTTGTCATTGCAAGCCATGTGATAGCAGGATTATGCGCCAATCTGTTCTTAATATTATCAGCATCTCCCTTTTTCATCGTCATAGATGAATAGTTTTTAGGGCGAACGATACCTTCACAACGACCAAAGCACTCCATTAATGTTGTGTTAGCCTCGCGCTGATTGTTGTTCCCAGCGGATTTACTCATTGCTGCCTCAAGATAGCGACCTAATTCATCCGTACAAACTCCATGTTTTGGTCTGTCCAACAATGTGGACATTACAGCACCAGCACTTGTATATCCGTCACCTGCCAGAAAATGCCCATTATTTGTTTTATACAGGATTTTCTCAAAGACTGTTTTTGCGTGCTCTTTACCTGTGGCTGTCTCTCCAACATTAAGGAAGAATAGGGAAGTGTAATTATTATAATTTGTTTTATAAATTCTTCCTAAGATCAGAGAACAACATGCAAGGGCTGTCTGAATAGCAAACCCTTGTTGATTGTTCCCGCTCGTCACGTTGTAATAATCAAAGATATCTCCTAATACTCCAGACGGTCTAGATATAATGCTTTCATCATCCCCTTTGGATGGTTCATAGGCTTCGAGTTGGTCGTTGCATAATAATTTGGTAACGGCTTCAATTCCAAGATCGGCGTGCATGTCGTTGAAGTCATTAAAGCCGATAGGGAAGATGGCTTCGATACCGAGCCCCTCAGCGGTTTGCTCAGCTTTATTTCTTCCAGCATTTTCAAGGGTTTCTGTATCATCATCTCCAGCGATGACCACTCGTCTATCCATATATTCGTTTCTAACGTAACTGGACACTTCATATAAGTTTCCAGCATTCCATGCAACATAGACTGTTTTCCCTGTCGCCTGCCACACACTATGAGCTGTCGAGTACCCTTCTGCGATATAGATGACATCTGTTTCTCCTTCAATTACGAACCACCCGCCTTTAAGTTTTCCGCCTGTTAAAAATCTCTTCTCGCCATCACCATCAATGAATTGGAGCGAGGTTATTTCTTTATCGACCGCGATCGGCACAACAATGCGACCGTCTTTAGCGATTTTAACGCCCTCTGAAGCCTCTATTCCTTTTTTGGTTAGATATGGGTGTGAAACAGCTTGCTCTGCATTGTCCCATATCTCAAAGGCGATAACGGCTGCTTTTTCTTGGCGTTCTCTTTCTTCAATTTCACGCTCAACCTTCATAGCCTCACGTTTTGCATGATAACTGGCGCGCTCCGATGTATTCATCTGGTGCTCTGAACGGCTAACCCAACTGTCTTGAATGCCCATCTTCCAATCGCCATAAGAGGCAATACCGATGATCGCGCCATCGTTTTGATCGTCTTCAAGTTCGTTGTAAATATACCATGCTGAATTTTTACCGCGCTTATCGTCCGCTCCATCAATTCTATCGAGCTTGCCGATCATAAGCTGGCGCGGGGTTGTGAACCCTTCGGCGCTCAGTACAGCAAGAAACGCCGAACGAGGATCGGAGCATACGGTAGGCATAGAGCCTATTACCGCGTCAATTCCTGCTTTATGTGGTGTTAAATCTACCAATGAGTTCTCTGCTTTCTCTCTCTGCGTTAAAAAATTTGACGGTCTGTCGCAGAGACAACACAAGGGGGGAGATCAATCCCGACCGCCAGAAAAGTAAACTATATTATTATTTACGTTTTGTCAAACGTTTTATAGGCATGTTTTCAAATATATGCACTAAAGCTTCTATCGTCATATTTAGTCACAGGTATTCCCGCACGCTTTAACGCCGTTAACCCACAAGCCATGCCGTCAAATAAACTTAATACAATCATTTTAAGCTCCGTTTCTTATTTTTCTTAAAAATTCTTTAGGAAATTGTAGGTTTTGTTCTATCGTTGCCCTGCTCAGCTCTCTAGCAAATTGCTTGCCCCGCTCTGCCTCCTCAATAGCCATAGACAACGCTTTTTCTACGTCTTGAGGGACAATAGCATACCCGCTTGCCCACCCGCATGGCTCAGCATTTCCAAGCCTCCTTACGTCTTGGCTGTCAAAAACTAAGTGCAATCTCTGGTCAATATCATCGCACTTATACATTTCCCACTTGCTCGGGTCTTGTTTAATAAGCTTCTCCGCTTCGTCTTTTTCAAAGCGGTGTGCTCCTGTAATGTAGGCGGTATATCCCCCTCCATTCTTGCCATACCACACGAAGCTATTTCCCAGATACCCAGCGTCTTTGTTTCTAATATAAAATTTTTCCATTTTGATCTCTCCTTAAAATATTGTTATGCCATCGAGGTGGTCGATTTCATGTTGAATGACGCGCGCCTCAAAGCCTCTGAATTTTTGTGACTTAATACCGCCGATATGGTTCATCCATTGGACAGTGATCTGTTTATGGCGTTGGACATTTGTTGTCGGCACGCCCTCTTCCCAAGATAAACAGCCTTCTTCGCTATTCATCATCTGCTCAGATTTCTTTAAAATCACTGGATTAATCATTGGCTTCTTAAAATTGGACGTATTTATCAAGATAATGCGTGATTTCAATCCAACTTGGTTGGCTGCAAGTCCACAACCGTTCGCGTATTGATGCAGGACGCCCCACATTTCCATGATATCGATGTTTGCCTGGTCCAAATCCGTAACTTCCTCACAAATTTGGTATAATGTATCGTTGGTTATTTCCATTGTTATACTTTCTTTTTGGTTGAAAAATCGCCCCATATAGCCTTACACAGGGCGATTTGTTTATTTAATGCCTAAACGCTCGTTTAGTCTGCTCATGCGGATTGCTGGCAAGCGTACCGCTGCAGGATCAGCAATGTGAGCGGGTAAAAAAGGTTCGGCTTCTGGCCATAGCTCTAATAGTTGCTTGGTAGTGTTAACACTGTAAAGAACGGCGTTTGTTTCTCTCTCAAGCTCGCTTTTGTCTTTGTTCCATTTAATGTGTGCGTCTTTAATTTTATCATATTTAGAAAACGCGCGATCTGTATCATCGATTGAAAACAAAACAGGCTGATTATATCGAGAGCCTTTGAAGTTTGTCGGCATTTCTTCGCCCTTTAAAAAGTCAAAGCGCATAACCTCGCTATTAACAGTTATTTGAACGCAGTCTGTTTTTCTAATAAAATCAGAATAAGCAAAGTCAAGAACGGCTTTTCCTTGCTTGCCGTGGTGCTTCTTCCAAATATACATAGCCATGTCATGCTCGGCTTGCTTGATTGTTGGCTCTGGCGTTACCTCCTTCCATTGTCTCATAACACTGGCGGAAATATCGTCACGCATTGCATTTGTTAAGTTTGTTGATTTCATAATTTTGGTCTTTCTATTTTGGTTATCGGATATTTTAAAATATTAGCGGTCTTAAAATCTCTTGTGAATTTAAGAAGCTCGCCTTTTTTGGTTTTGCTGTCAAATATTACATGACATCCAATCCAAACTTGCTCATATGGCCTTGATGCAACAACTTTCGCCGTTACAATATCAACCTGTTCCAAGTCCCATTCAAGGAAATCTAGGGCATATAAATGATTTTATGTGCGTTTCTAAGTGCTTGCTCTCCAGTTCCGCACAATTATAAACATCTTGCGCGTGTGCTTGTGCCTCTGAGTAGAAAGCGCGGTAAATCTCTTCTAATGAAAAGATAAAGCCATCTATCTTGAATAGAAACTCATCTAATGCGTCAGCATTTCCAATATAGGCTTCTAAATCATTATAAACCGCATATAATTCATCAAATTTATTCGGGGTTGTGCATCCAGTAAATTTAAAAGTAGCCTCATTGATATCGATTGTAAAATCAAACCAATTTAAATTTTGAGTGTCAATGCTTCCAACTGAAAACTCCAGCTGGCGCAATACAAGTTCCTTTGCTTCTGTCATATACATATTATTTTATCTCCTTAAGTTGGTATTTCTTGCCATCAATTTCAATGGTCTTGTCGTTACAAGCAATATCTGGTGCAGTAACATCAATGCCCGATATCTCTTTAAACACCTTTGCGTCAAAGTTAGGTAATTCTAATAATAACGCCTTGTCTTCTTCGGTTGCATTATCATAAGATTTTTGAAACGCTTCCTTTATTCATTATATTAGTTCTCCCATTTGAATGGTTGACCCATCAAGATTGATAGGCAACACATAAATTTTGTCAAAGTCTTTTTCTATTAATTCTATTTCATAAGTCATTTTATAATCTTTCTCTGTTTTTGATTGTCCTGCATTATTACAGGCTAGTAAGCCGCCGCAACGGCTCACAGGTCTATAATTATACTTCTATAGCTTCCAAAGTTGGCCTTACATAATGGTTAAAGCTAAAAACTGCATTATTTGTAAGCTGTCTTTGCCATGCGCCCTTGCTCGGCGCCCATTTAAAGGCGTTCTTTTTTAAAACTGCGCGTATATCATCACTTGGCTTTCCATCAAAGAATATTTGCAATCGCATATCGTCATTATTTTCGACAACCTTAATGCCGTTGATCTCAATTTCTGCACTTGGCTTTTCTTTTCTTGCCTCAAGTCCTGATAACCGCCCCTCTAGCCTTTTTATATCTGCGCGGCTATTTGTAAGCGAAAACCCTGAAAAACCAACACCGCCAAAACAATCTGGCTTTTGAATTTCCTTAGCTCTTTCCTCGTTGCCTAACAATTCAATTAATTTGGCTTCGTCTATAGGCTTCTTGCGCATGACTTTATTAACGGCAATCATTGTATTATGGGCCTTTGTTTGGACCTCAATTTTAGATTTAAGGCGCTCTATTGCATCATTATCACCAGCCATAATTGGGCGCGCCTGCGGGTTAGCTTCATAATATGCTTCTTTTTTTGCGTATTTCACAATTTTATTGAAATAATCAATCGACACACTGCCTGCTGTTCTTTCGTATTCATTATTTTTATCATTGCGCGCACTTGGAAAATTAGCAGGTCCAGTAATCATTGAAGACATGCAACGGCTTTTTGCCTGCATGTGCTTCAACCATAAGCCCTCATATTTATCTATTTTAGCTTGTGGGATTTCTAAATCATTAAGGTCTTTTATTGCATCGTCAAAGTAAGTGCATTCCATATCTGCGCGCTTATCAGGTGAAAAGCTTGTGCCATAGTGTGCGCGTTTTGCTGTTTCATAGTGCTTATGATCTTTCATTGTTTTATTTCCTTCTTTTGGTTTGGTTAAACTGGCTTTTTATTTATAATATCAAGGCCGCATTGTCCCAGCGCTTTATTATATTTATCAGTATAAAACGGGATCAGGTCTTTATCGCTTGCGGGTATAGCTTCAATTAATTCCAGCGTTTCCCCCCTAGGCTCATGCCGTAGTTGTTTTCTAGTGTTCTCATGTTCTTAACTTTCTATTTTGATTTTTTGTTGTGCGTCATAAAATTGGGTGCTTGTAAAATTCCCGCTCTGTACTTTTACCATTGGCTTATCTTCTCTATTAACCCAATCAATCCAATCTATGCGGGTTCTAAAGTTTTGGCCTGTTGGGGTTTTAGTCAAAATTATATCATTTCTTTTTAATTGTGTGGCTGTGATAGTTCTCATTATTTTAACCCTTTCAAGGTTTTATAATCCTGCATTAAGATACGCTTGCAATGCGTATGCGCCGTCATAAGTAAAGTTAGTGTGATCCATTGCTTTAAGGTCATGGAATAGTGAGCCTGAATTTATTGTTTTGATTAGTGTCATTTGTTTTAATCCTCTGTAAGTGTTGATTTGTTTAACTATTAATAGAGTAACACGAATAAATTAAACTTGTCAAACGTTTTGTTTAACAAAATGTATAACAAAACGTTTGACATTATATAATAGATATGAGAATATAAAGAATGAGCCAATCAAGGCAACACTTAAGGGAGATCAAATATAATGTTAACACTAAGTATTCAAATGCTAGGACTTATTATAATGGTATGGGTTGGCGCTGATAAAATAGAGCGCGCCATTGATAGAAACACAACCGCAACGGCTGAAATGTTTACAATTCCGTCATGCAAATTGGAGGGGAAATAAAACCATGATAAAAATTATAGATGAGAATGCAACGCATGTTTTACGCCGTGAATATATGAAGCCATCACAAGGCGGTTATTGGTTTGAATGTATTGAGCGCGCAAGCGGTTTGGCCCAAATAATGACTAGCCAGGATAAAAATGTCTTTAATGGTGTAACGGTTGATAAGTTTATAAAATGGTGTAAATCCGCCAATATTGAAAAACTACCAATGTATAAAAAAGGAATTATTTAAGATGATCAGAGACCACAAAAACAGAATGTACTTGTTATTAATGGTAAATAATATGTTTACATGGATGCGATGTATTAAAACAGGGGATCAGATTAAGGTTGCCAATAGTCAATTTACGGCGTGTGGATTTAGATCATGTTAACACTTTTTTTACTTGTTTGCGGTACATTGATTTTGATGTTTAGCCCCGCATTACTGATTAAAGCCAACAGACAAAAGATATGGAAGGAATTAAAGAAATGTTTAAACAAATTGTAGCCGATATGATTGGCGTGAATAATACACCAACACAACCCGCGCCTTTTGATTTA